AAAAAGGTCACCGTGGGACTCTCCAAGAGACCTCGCGGAACTGATTCTAAAAGAATCCGGTGCTCCTCCGTAGGGGGGATAACCAAGCTGCGCTCAGGTAGCGCAGCTTTCATCCTGTCCAAAGTGGGCAGGATAAGGTGCATTTTCTGCACACCCGACCGAGATTTCTCAGTCGAGACGAACCTGTGACTCCACATGTTCGACATCTGTTCCCGCATTCGGAACAGAGTCTCCGCAGGATCTTTTGACTTGCGGAGAATGACGCTGGAAAAGTATTCAGCGTCGGGCCAATAGGCCCCGTCACCCCCAATTTCCTGAGGGGTGAAGGGACATAGAGTTTCTATGTCCCTAGGCACCAGCAAGTGCTGGAGCAACTGTGCATTGCAATACTTCTGCACAGTCTGGGGGGTAGAAGTGTCTACCACCCATCTCATCTCCTTCCCAAGGAGAGAGAATCTACCCACATTAGTTTGTGAGTAGTTATCCGTTTCCATCTTAACAGGTAAAAGGAGACGGATACGTGGGTAATCAAGGTAACCCACGTGCCGCCCCGTCTGGATTGAATGACGGGACGACTCTTGTGCCGATTGTGGCACAAGACAACCCTCCTCTGCATAAAATATGAGATGAGGAGAGTCGAAGGTATCATCATCAGACACCTTCCATCCGCCGGACTCCGCAGCCCGTCGGAACCACAATTCCATTGTGGTATTGGCGTGGTCGGAGACCACGCCATTCTCGGTGCAAAGTTTTTGCATCCGTGTGTGGTCATAAATTATGACCACATCGTCGCCTACAAGACTGTAGGCGATACCCGCTATTTTAAAGCGGAAGGCCGGTCGATCAATCAGACCCACTTCCTTGAGAGTCTCAAGGTTGTAGGGTTTGACCGTCCCCAAACGGGGGATGCGATCGTTACCGGGAGCCCACCGGAGTGGGGAATGCAAGGCTGCGAGTCTTACATTATAGTCTTGACCAACGGTCAAGATCACCTTTGTGAAAAGGTCGCCCATGAGGAAACCTCTTTGGGTCCGGAACCAATCGTATTTGGAACCATTTGCCCGGTAGAAAACCGGGCGGGAACGAGTATACATCGTTTTCGCCAACAGCATAAGAGCTGTTGGCTGGCGAGGAGACCTCGTCTGCCGTATGAACTCTGTCCATACCGCTTTCGCTAACCAGTGGTTACCGAAATCTGTGGCTTCCGAAAGATCAGTCGAGAAGCCCCACACCTTGCACATCGCAAGGAATCCCTCCCAACTCGGAGAGTCGGGAGCAAGATCTGTGTGAACGAAGTTCCACAGGTGGCGGTCGGCCTTTAAGCCCGACCGCGTCTCCGGCGAGTACACTGCCGGGACCAACGCGTGTGCGAACACGCCCATTATGACCTGATAGGCATAATGTGCCACTGTGATAGAGCGAGCCTTTGACTGGTCCGCTACACAATGGTATCTCACCGATGAAACCATCGATGGGTTATTGAGCGATTCATGAACCGCCCAATTTAGGAGATCGTTGGAACTCCTAACAGACCGAGGTCTGTCGAACTTCTGGAACTCTAATGTTCGGAAGTCATACTCACCGTGTAAAACACGGTGGGTCGCCAGGTACAGAAGGTATCTGGTTTGCCCGCCTACTTCATCTTTAGGCTGGCCTGGGTAGTAGAATCTACTATCCAGTACCTCAGGTTTCTGAGGTGACTGGAGGCACGCTTTGGGTCCGCAAGAGACCTGTGCTTCCAGAGCAGTGACATTGTCACAGCGTATGCAGCTCTGCAATACGCTTATGTCAACCTCAAGAGGTTCACATGGTTGCGTGATTGTATCACGAAACTTCGAAAATGATTTTTCCATCATTTTCGCATCACACAGTCCCGTGGCACGGGACTGTGACCAAAGCAAGAGACTGGAAAACCGGTCTCGCTTTGATGTTGACTTCGTCGACATCGAGCGAAGAAATTCGCGAACGTAAGGCCAGTTTTGTCTGGTCTTACCGTTGAAAGGAATTTTCAACGTCTGACCTCCAGGGTGGAGGCCAGAAATGGCTGCTGATTTTCTCAGTAGCTTCTTCACCATTTTTAATGATGAAGTAAACTGTCCGTAATTAGACGCACAGTTCTCCAGGGTAAACCTGGTGAGATCATCGATAACTCGATAATCTTCCCCCCCCTCGATGAGGTAGGGGAGCACTACACCGTTGGCGGTGTAGAACCACTGTCTCACGTGAGACAGACCTCCGGATTTTAATTCGGAGGAGAGACCCCTCTGGAATGAGGGGCTCAATCTTACATATAACCGAGAGGTTATATACTTGTATTGGAGAGTCCATACAAGATCTCGGAGAAAGAGTTTCTCCGGATATAATTTCCCATAGAGGGAATGCTTCCTGCGGAAACGCGCAGGAATTGCCCGGACAAAAAAGTCCGGAGCACACTCTACTTCGAGGAAGTAGAGGGAGAGCTTCTCAGAGAAGCTGTACCCTTTGGGTACGATTGCGCACTGGCCACCCCTTCCGATAGTGGGAATGGGAGGTGCCCAATTGATAACTCGGAGACTACTATCCTCCGCGTCCGTC